AAAAAGAACTTCATATAAGTTTATGCAACTATCTTATCTAGGCACTATTTCATCCATATTACACACTTATGAATGCCTTTTGTGTGGACTCACTCACAATCCATCATTGATGTAGCAAGTTCTTCGCCAATTTCTGCGCCTTGATCCTGACTAAACATTGCTATCCACCCAGCAGCAACCCAACCAATGTAAGGTATATTAGTGAGAAGTGGAGCAGCAGCAGCACCCATGCTAGCGCCGACAATCCTTCCTGTAGACTGTCCTCCACCGGCCGCCTTGATGCACTCTTCTCTTTTCGCATTCGACTTTCCCAAGCCATCCTCCTGACCCTCCATCGTATATTCTTCATCGGTGATTACGGTAGTTCTTCCACCTATACCAAGAAATCCATTTTCTTTATCAACCGTTTTTTTCTTCTCAATTACTTTGGGATCGTTAGAACTGTAATCTATTTTATATCCATCTCTACCAGCCTCAACAGAATATGATGTATAGTCCCCTACGGGAAGATTGATTACTGGTATCCCAGGACGATTCATTAGATGTCCCAAGATTCCAATATGAGCAACACCAAATAATGTTCCTAGTGTAAGAGCAGTCCACTTAAACATAGCACTATACCGTTGGTTTTACAGGAGGTTCACCATCCTTTGTCTGGAATACAAGTGGTGCTTGTTCTATGCGAATTGTTTGTGCAGGAGCAGTCTGAGAAGCAGCATCAATAAGTTTTTGAAGATCTGCTTTACTTATTCCACCATTTGCACCACCATTCTTTTTAGTTGTCTGAACCCCGAATGTGGCTAAAACTCCAGTAAAGACAGAGGCTATAAAGGTTGGGTCCAGTTTTTGCTCTGGGATTCCAAAAGCAGGAGGTAGTTTAATGTATGCCAATGTAAGTATTCCACCACTCCAAACAAGTATTCCAAGGCGAACAAAAGTAGAAAGTACAGCGAGTTGTTCTTCACGATCGTCTACACTTTCTTTTAATTTACCAATAAATCCTTTCTTTTCTTTTTTGGTTTCTTCAGCCATTAGAATAGTGGCAAGGCAATTTTATTTATTAATAAATCCCTCATCAACAAGATACTTTTTAGTTAAGGGAGTTGGTGGATAAACTTCCCACATCTTACCAGAAGCACATGCGGCAAGTGCTTTCATAGTCATGCCTTCGGTCTTACCCGCCCAAGTTGCCTCTGCTTCCCAAGGAACAGCAGCAGGAGGATAAGTTTTTTCTGTCATTGCTCTCCAAAAAGGAGGAACAGATTCTTCGGGTAAAATAATTGCAATGAGACTATTGTCAATAGTTCCTGCCATACAGTCCTGTGCAGCGTGCCATCCTTCATGACGCATTACACTCATGAGCACACTAGGGCGATGCATAAATGCCTTATTCAAGAAAAAATTATTTCCTACAGTATGATAAACTCCTCGGTGTCCTGGAGGAAAATACTTTACATCCCCTAGAAAGACATTAACTCCGATTTTATCAAGAGAGCTGACCATTGAGTTAAACTCATCAGATACACCATCAAAAGAATACTCAGTATAATTATCAGAAATGTCTTGTATGCTTTTAACTTGCTTAACATCGTCCGTACATTCCCTTAGAATCATACACCCCATAGCATCCATGGTGTAGTGTCCCTTGGTGATTTTAGAGTCATCTGCAATGGCAGGAACAGACATACCATGAGCCACTCCAAGAAGTAAACCAGCAATAATATGCCTAATCATGGAAAAATAACTCCACCAGTAGCAGGAGGAATGACATTACCAGTAGCATCTGGAATTTCTGGCATCGCTCCATCCAGAAGATCTGGAAGGGCATCAGTAATCGCTGCAGTTGCTGCCTCCGTAACCTTTTCTTTTACGCTCTCAATAATTGAATCTCTATTAAAATAGACAAAGGCACCAGCTCCAACAATGGAACCAGTGCCTACAAATGAGATTATTGCCAAAACATTAATAACTTTTTGCATGATAATACCAACTAATCAGTCTCTATTTAGCATACCTTGACCAGAGTTTCATCCTTCGTGATAGTTTTCAGATCCACCAAGAGAATTAAGTTTAAGTGTAGTTTCACTCTTAGTCGCTATCTCATACATCTTTTGATGAATATCTTCTGATTCTTTACTTAAATTATAGTAGTTAAGTGCATCTGCTTTGAATGCTTCTGCTTCTCTCTCCATATAATCTTTATTAGAGTCAGAGATAAATGCTGGACCAAACCATTCATCATCTTTTAATACTCTTGGTGCAACAATAGTTCTATGTTTTGGCCTATTTAAATTGAAAGGGATAATTGGAATATTGATACCAGCAACTGATAGAGAATCTTTTTTAGGAAGCATAGATTTTACTTTATCTTTGATTTTATTTAACAATTTCATGAGAGTACGAGTTTATTCGTGTATTGATGAGAGTATATTTCTCTCTTTCCTTTAATGCCCCAACCTAACCATTGATATGCTGGTTTCATATAATGAGAAACTGAGTAACCACTCTTCTCAAAAGAAGGAAGTGTTTTAACAAATACAGACTCACTAATCATATATCTAGTCTGACAGTCAAGGGCACTGGGATCGCAATTATATCTATTAGCAAAGTTTCCTAACCCACGATAACGGTTCTCAGTAGTCCACTGGATGATTCCATAGCCACCGCGATGGCAACGATCGTAAGGAACTCTAGCACCTCCCTCGCATATGTTGGGAATGAACTTACTCTCTTGTTGGATGTTACCCATAATCGTTGCAAGAGAGTTGCGGTCTTTGATATTTGTTTTTTCTTGGAGTTGTTCGAGTACATACTTTTCTTCTGAGGTACACTCAGGACATTTCCAGATTGATTTAACTGGAGTTATCGATACTTTCTCACTTAGAGTTTTAGGTGTAGATGTAGAGTTATTACTCTCCTTCACTTCTTCTACAAAGTTTTTGCCACCCTCATAAAGAGATTTACCAAATTGAATGAGGGTAGCGTCACTAATTAAAGGATAAGAAAGGCGACCTAAGAAGAGTAATGCAATTGCACCAAGTAACCTAGTCATTAAAAAGGAGCACTGAACGGCCCCCATTATAAACTATTCAGTTTTGTCTGTCAAGGATTGGGAACAGTTGCAGGGATCATCATACCACCCCCAAAATCGTCATCATCATCAACATCTATATCTTTAAGAATGCTGGCGAAAATGAATCCTCCTAGCATACATGCTGCTAGGAGTAACATCACCAGATACCTGGAATCAGTTGTCCTGTTACAGCATATGAGCCCATTGCTGCTACTACGCCAAGCATTGCTGCCCAACCATTGATGCGTTCTGCTCTTTCGTTCATTGTTCTGTCTCCTGTAGTGTAAGATAAAAGTTTTCGTTTGTAGGCCTTCTACCATCTAGTTCATAGATAGAAGAATCGCCATATGTTTTGTGGTCTTTGTATCCAACCATTCTGCCCTTTGTATTTTGTAGGGCTGGCATGAATACAATGTAAAAGAATACTCCTGGGGCACCGATGAGCAAGGCTCCCCCAATAACATAATAAGTGAGAATTTCAAGAAGGGAGTTTTCCATCAGTAAGTTTCAGATAGTTGTTCGACAGTATAACCGAGAAGACAGAAGAAAGCAACTGTTGTCACGGTAAAAATAATTTCAGTCATCAGAATCCGAAAATTCCAAAGAAAAATACACTGCCGCTAGTAGCATAAGAAATAAGAGCAGCAACAAATCCAAGCATAGCAGTGCGTCCATTTAATTTCTCCGCACGTTCTGCGTAGGTCTCGTAACCATAACGCTCAGCATCAGACTTGGAGACATACATTTGTGGCTCTTTAGCGAACAGATTTTGCTGTCCGTGTTCATTGGTTGTTACAGTCATTTACTTAATGTTGTAAATCTTTACATATTATATAGTAAAAAAAGAAGGGCGTCAAGGCCCTTCTTTCGTGATTTTTGTAATTTTGATTACAAATCAATCAATTTGATCAACAGCACTCAGAGATTTCTGTCGAAGAGACTCTGGAAGAGGTACATATCCCAAAGAATCTGAAATTCCTTGTGCCTCTTTGCTCAACATATAACGAAGAGTTTCCTTGACTCCAGTTTTGGATTCAGGATAGGCAAGGATCCAAGTCAGAGATACGATTGGGTAAGCATTCGCACCTGCAGGGTTAGGATCTGCCCCACGAAGTTTATCGTCTAGGACGATCTTGGCAAGTCCAGCAGCAGAGGTTTCACTATTTGCTTTTACAAAG